GGGTCGACACGATTAGCGGCACCGTGGATGATCTGATCTGGTACGGCGCTGCGATCTGGATTATCCTCGCCCGCGACGGCATCGCGACGCGCGAGAACCCCGGCGGCCTACCCGTCCGCGCGCGCCGAATCCCCATCACCGACGTAGACGTCGTGATGAGCGACCGCCTTACCGACTACCAGCAGATCGTCGGCTACCGCATTAACGGCACCACGCTTGACCCGCACCAGGTCGTCTACTTCAACGGACCAAGCGAAGGCGTCCTGCAGTTCGGCGCGCGAACACTATCCCAAGCTATCCAGCTCGAGGACGCCGCGAACCGATTCGCCAGCGTCGAGCTCCCCGCGGGCGTTCTGCAGAACGTCGGCCACGAGCTCGGGCAGGACGAGGCCGCCGAGGTCGTCGAGGCATTCCAGATCGCGCGCCGCACGAACGCCGTAGCGTTCCTACAGAACGTCGAGTATACGCGCGTGGACTTGAACCCGGCCGACCTGCAGCTGGTCGACGCGCGCGCGACAGCAGCGACCGACATCGCCCGCCTCTTCAACGTCCCCGTGACAATGATCGGCGCATCCCCAACCGGGAACAGCTCGGCGCTGCTCTACTCCAACGTCAGCCAGAACACGGCGCAGTTCGTCCAGCAGGGCTGCGCGCCATACATCAACACAATCGAGCGCACCCTCAGCCTGCCAAACGTGACACCGCGAGGACAAAGCGTCCGCTTTGACGTGAACGCTTTCCTGCGAACCGATCCCGAGGCCGCCGCCGCGTACGTGCTCGGCCTCGTCTCGAGCGGCATCATCGACCAGGCCGAGGCGCGAAGCTACCTCGGCATCCCCGCCGTAGGCCAGACGGCCCTCGACCTTACACCCGGAGTGATCTAACGTGCTCAAGTTTGACATTGACGTCAGAACCGCCGAGGCGGCCAGCCGGACGATTACCGGCGTCGCCGTTCCGTACGGCGAAACCGCAAACCTCGGCGGCACTGTCTACACCTTTACAGCTGGCAGCCTCACCCAGGCACGCCAGCGCACGCCGCTGCTACTCGGCCACGACCGCAACCGCCCGATTGGCGTTCTCGTCGACCTCGTCGACACGCCCGGCGGCGCGCTTGCCCGCTTCAGCGTCGACGCTGGCGCCGAGGGCGACCTCGCCTTAGCGCAGGCCGCAAGCGGCAGCCGCGGCGGCCTCAGCATCGGCGCCGAGATCGTCGACGGCACAACCGGCGCCGACGGCGTCGTCACCGTCACCGCCGCCAGCCTCCTAGAGGTAAGCCTGGTATCTATCCCAGCGTTTGCTGGCGCTGACGTGATGCAGGTCGCCGCCGACAAAACGGACGAGTCCGCAGAGGACGACGACGAGAACGATCCAACCATCGAGGACGAAGCCGAGGCGACCGCCGAGGACGAGAAAGAGGAAACAGACATGCTCGAGAACGAAACCGTCGCTGCAGACCTCGCAGCGATCCCCGCAGCAGCAGCTGCCCGGCCAGTCATGGCAGCAGACACGTACATCACGGCAATGGTTCGCGCGATGAAGGGCGACCAGAACGCGGCCCGCATGATCGAGGCCAGCCTCGACGTCATCGACACGGCCGCCATCGTCGGCCTCGTGCCGGACCAGTACCTGCGGCAGATCATCGGCGGCCTCGCCGACGAGCGACCGCTCGCCAACAACGTCCGCCGCGCACCCCTGCCCGCCGAGGGCATGAAGCTCTACAAGCCAATCTGGACAACGACGCCCGAGGGCGGATGGATCTCGGAGTCCGATCCGACGCCGTCAAACGCGATCACCATCGGCAACCACGAGGTCGAGATTGAACAGTGGGCGTACGGCGTCTCGATGACCGTCGCCAGCCTCGAGCGCGGGTTCGGCGTCGGCGAGAGCGTGTTCCGCCAGATCATCCTCGACTACTACGCAGCCGTTGAGGCTAAGCTCTCTCTCGCCATGACGAACGCTGCCGACGCGGTCGGTGCTGGCGCGACGATTCTCGCCACCATCGGCCTGCAGACCGCCGCGATCTACAAGGACTCGGGCCGACGCCCGACGACGGCGTACATGGCTGGCGACGTGTGGGCCGAGCTCCTCGCAACCGAGGCTAGCCTGCCGTTCACCGGCGGCCAGACCACGGCGAGCGGCATCGCTGGCCAGATCGCTGGCCTCGACATCGTCGTCACCGGCGCGCTCGCCGACGGCACGCTCGTCTGCGCCGACCGGAACGTCATCGAGCTGCGCGAGAGCGCGCCGCTCCAGCTGCGCGCGAACGCCATCGGCACGATGAACGTCGAGCTTGGCGTCACGAGCTTCGCCAGCTTCGACGTCGAGGTGCCGAACGCCATCAAGCTGACCGACGGCCTCGTCTAGTCCTGACCGGGCGCGCCGCACACCGCGGCGCGCCCAACCATAGAAAGCAATCCTATGAGCTGGATCGAACCCGAAGACGTAGCAGCCCAACTCGACATTGAGGTCGACGCGCGCCTGACCAACTGCACCGACGCGCGCCGCGCCGAGGTCGAGCTGCTACGCCAAGACCTCGATTTCTCAGGCGACGTTGAGATTCCGGCCGGCGTCATCTACGGCACGATCCTCTGGGCCGCGATGCTCTACCAGGCACGCTCGGCACCGACGGGCTTTGCCGGGTTTGGCGACGGCGCCGACATGCAGGGCGACGTCCTCGGGACGCGCATCGGCGACATCTACCGCCTCATCGGGCTGCGTAGGCCGGTGACGGCGTGACGATCCCCGACGCGCTTGACGCCGTCGTCGACCAGCTCGTCGACGCGGGCCTACCCGCCACGCGCGACAACGGCGCGTTCTATCCGGCGCCTATCGGCGTCCTCGTCGGGATGCCAAGCGTCACCGGCGGCGGACTCCAGACGCGAACGCTAAACGTACCCGTCCACGTCGTCTCGAGTGACCCACCATCGCCGCAAATCCTAGGTTTGCTGTACGCGGCTGCGGATGATGCAGCCGACGCGCTCCAGACCGCGACCTACTCGCCTACGACGTGGCAGGGCGGCCCGAACGCCGAACCCCTGCCCGCCATTCTCCTCAACGTCACCGTCACCATCGAAAGGACATAACCCATGCCCCCCGTCGACTCTCGCCTAGGACCAGGCACCCTCGCATTCGGCACCTCGCCAACGTACGTGGACGACTTCTCGATTCAGGTCGCCAGCTGCTCGCTCATGCCGACCGTCAACGAGACGGACGGCACGCCGACGCTCGCCGACACCACGCCAGCCGCAGAGATGACCGTCACCTGGACAATCGGCGGCAACACGATCAGCGACTGGGGCGACGACGGCGGGTTCGTAAACTGGGCAATGGACAACTCTGGCACCCAGACCGATTTCAAGTTCTACCCGGCAACTGCGGACGGCATCTACTGGGAGGGCACCTGCCAGGTCCGGCCGATTGAGATCGGCGGAGACGTCATGGCGCAGTCCAGCGTTGCGTTCGAGTTCCCGCTCGTTGGTGATCCGACCCGCACGGTTGACTGATGATCCGCGTCAGCGGCACGGTGACGTATAACGATGAGACGCGCGTCGACTTTGCCGCGGGCATCAACGTCCTAGCTCAGTGGGAGACGTACGCGCAGACTCGCAAGATCGAGACGGACGCGCAAAAATCCCCGATGACGTGGACGCTGTACGTCGCGTACGCCGCGCTCGACCTTGGCAAAGACGTGGGTTTCGACACTTGGCGCAAAAAGGTCGCTGACGTCGACCTCGTGGCCAACGATGCGGACCCTACCCGAGCGGATCAGTCGGCCGAATGATCGGACTCCTCGCCATTGAGACGGGCATCGCGCCTAGCGTCCTCTGGCGAGAGGACGCCGCCGATCTATCGACGCTGGTCCGCATCCTCGAGGAGCGCGCGAAGCGTGGCTAGAACCCGTAAGCCTCAAGGCTCCGAGATTCACGTCGACGATAGCAACGTCCAGGTGCTATTTGACAACTTGAAAAAGGCTGACGCCGAGCTGCGAAAAGCGTCGAACGTGCGGCTGCGAGAGGCGGCGAAAGAGTGCGCGAATGATCTGGCGCAGCGGCTCAGATTGACGGCGTTCGGATCGCCAGCGCCGCAAACGCAACTCGTGGCGCGCAGCATCAAAGTCAAGTCTGATCGCTTCCCCGTTGTCGCCATTGGCGGCAGCAAAAAGGTCGGCCGCGCGTACAAGAGTCGGAAGGGCCGCGGCACCGTCCGCGCGTCCGCCGCCTCGCTCCTATTCGGCGTCGAGA